CCTTTTGAGTTAGAAGAAAATAAACATGGATATAATCAAACTCTTTATAAAAATATTTTAGACGTTGTTAATCCTAAAATATTAAAGAAACAAAATCGTTTGAAAAAATGGGAGTATGGTTATAACTCTGATTATGATTTTATAGTAATAAGTAAAACTGGACAAATTGGACAAATCATTGAAATACAGAATCTCAGGATTGCTTTACCAGCAACAAATGAACCGTTTAAACGAAGCAAAGAAAAAAAGGAACAATACTGGGTTAAAGCCGAATATCCAAAAGAGCTGAGTAGAATTAAAACAAGATTTGATTGGCAAGAATATCCTGTTGATTTTAAAGAAAAGTGGTTTGATTATATAGATGAAGAATTTAGAAAAAGAGACGAAGGCTATTGGTTTTATAATAAAGGAGTTGCTACTTATATTACTGGTACTCATTACATGTACTTGCAATGGTCAAAGATTGATATTGGAGCACCAGATTACAGAGAAGCAAATAGATTATTCTATATATTTTGGGAAGCATGCAAGGCAGATAACAGATGTTACGGGATGTGCTATCTTAAAAACAGAAGGTCTGGATTTTCATTTATGTCCTCAGCAGAGCTTGTTAATCAAGCGACGATATCCAGTGATGCCAGATTCGGTATATTATCTAAATCTGGATCAGATGCTAAAAAAATGTTTACAGATAAAGTTGTACCAATATCCGTTAACTATCCGTTTTTCTTCAAACCGATCCAAGACGGTATGGATCGTCCTAAGACAGAACTGGCGTATAGGGTTCCGGCTTCAAAACTTACTAGAAGAAAGCTTGAGAGTAATGAGCAATTAGAAGATCTTGACGGGCTTGATACAACTATTGATTGGAAAAACACAGGCGACAACTCTTACGATGGTGAGAAATTAAAAATATTAGCACACGACGAAAGTGGAAAATGGGAAAGACCAGACAACATATTAAACAATTGGCGAGTTACAAAAACAACATTAAGACTAGGAAGAAAAATAGTAGGCAAGTGTATGATGGGCTCAACTTCAAACGCATTAGATAAAGGTGGAAGTAATTTCAAAAAATTATACAACAATTCAGACGTTAAAGAAAGAAATAAAAACGGACAAACTTCTAGCGGGCTCTATGCTTTGTTCATACCTATGGAATGGAACTACGAAGGATACATGGATACTTACGGATTACCTGTCTTCATTACACCAGAAGATAAAGTCAAAGGAGCAGATGGTATTCCTATTACAATTGGAGTTATCGAGCACTGGGAAAACGAAGTCGAAGGCTTAAAAGAAGATCAAGACAGCTTAAATGAATTTTATCGTCAATTTCCAAGAACTGAAAAACATGCATTTAGAGACGAGACTAAATCTAGTTTATTTAATTTAACTAAAATTTATGAACAAATAGATTACAATGAAGACGTTGACAATGACAAGAAAATAGTACGTGGTAATTTCCAGTGGGAAAACGGAGTAAAAGATACTAGGGTATTACTAACGCCTAATAAAAACGGAAGATTTAATATATCTTGGATACCAAATGCTCAAATACAAAATAATGTAATATTAAAAAATGGAAACAAATATCCAGGCAACGAACATATTGGAGCTTTTGGTTGTGATTCTTATGATATTAGCGGTACTGTTGATGGTCGCGGTAGTAAAGGATCGCTACATGGATTAACAAAGTTTTCTATGGAGCAAGCACCTGCTCATCATTTTTTTTTAGAATACATATCTAGACCTCAAACAGCTGAGATATTTTTTGAAGATGTTTTAATGGCTTTAGTTTTTTATGGTATGCCACTTCTTTGTGAAAATAATAAACCTAGATTATTATACTACTTAAAGCGTAGAGGTTACAGAGGTTTTTCAATTAATCGTCCTGATAAAATTTGGAACAAACTTTCTGTAACTGAGAAAGAAATAGGTGGAATACCTAATTCAAGTGAAGATATTAAGCAAGCGCATGCTGCTGCTATAGAGGCTTACATAGAAAACTATGTTGGCAGAGTGGACGAAGAATATGGTGATGTTTATCATCAAAAAACACTAGAGGATTGGTCGCAATTTGATATAAATAACAGAACAAAGCACGATGCTTCTATTAGTTCTGGTTTAGCTATAATGGCCTGTAACAAAAATAAATACCGGCCCGTGTCAGTTAGATCTACAAAAAATATTAATTTAGGAATTAAACAATTTGATAATAAAGGATCCTTTTCACAAATAATAAAATAAATGCAAATAAGTACTCAAAACGGTAGTTCTTTTCCTGATCAGGTTGTGCCTGATAGAGTCAAAGAAAGTTTAGATTACGGTAAACAAGTCGGAAGAGCTATTGAAGCTGACTGGTTTAGCGGCACTAGATCTGGTGTTCAAAATAGATATAATTATAATTTTAATAATTTTAGAAATTTAAGGTTATATGCTAGAGCAGAGCAACCAGTACAAAAATATAAAGATGAGTTAGCTATAAATGGTGATTTGTCTTATCTAAACCTAGATTGGAAACCTATACCTATTATACCTAAGTTTGTAGATATAGTTGTAAATGGCATGTCAGACAGGCAGTACGATATAAAAGCATTTGCTCAAGATCCAAGTTCTCAAAAAAAGAGAACTGACTATGCTGAAGCAATACTTAGAGATATGGAAGCTAACTCTTATATTTCTAATGTGAAAGAAGCTACAGGCATTGATCTTTATTCAAACGAAAACCCAGAAGATCTACCTCAAAACGAAGAAGAGTTAAATCTTCACATGCAATTAGATTACAAACAATCTATTGAGATAGCTGAGGAAGAAGCCATAAACAATGTATTAGCCAGAAATAAATATGACTTAACTAGAAAAAGGTTTAACGAAGATTTAACCATACTAGGTATTGGTGCTGTAAAAACTTCTTGGAATAGATCTGAAGGTATAACTATAGATTACGTTGATCCAGCTTATTTAGTTTATTCATATACAGAAGATCCAAACTTTCAAGATTTATGGTATGTAGGTGAAGTTAAAGCAATATCATTGTCTGATTTAAAGAAACAATTTCCAAATTTAACACCTGAAGAATTAGAGACTATATCAAAATATCCTGGCAATAGTAATATGGTTTACAACTGGAACGGTAGGAATGACGGCAATATGATATATGTATTGTATTACGAATATAAAACTTTTTCAGATCAAGTTTTTAAAATAAAACAAACACCTACAGGTTTAGAAAAAGCTTTAGAAAAGCCTGACACTTTTAATCCTCCACCTAACGACAACTTTGAAAGAGTTAGTAGATCAATAGAGGTTTTGTATAGTGGTGCAAAAATACTAGGTCATGATATGATATTAGAATGGAAAATGGCGGAAAATATGACAAGGCCAAAATCTAATCTAGTTAAAGTTAATATGAATTATAGCATAGTAGCTCCTAAAATTTATAAAGGACGTATAGAATCTTTAGTTTCTCGTATAACTGGGTTTGCTGATATGATTCAATTAACTCACTTGAAGCTACAACAAGTTATGTCTAGAATAGTGCCAGATGGTGTATTTATGGATGTAGATGGGTTAGCAGAAGTAGACTTGGGTAATGGAACCACTTATAACCCTCAGGAAGCTTTAAATATGTATTTCCAAACTGGTAGTATAGTAGGTAGATCAATGACTCAAGATGGCGACTTAAACCATGGTAAAGTTCCAATACAAGAGTTATCTAGCTCTAGTGGTCAATCTAAAATAGCATCACTAATACAAACTTATCAGTATTATTTACAAATGATAAGAGATGTTACCGGACTAAACGAAGCTAGAGACGCTAGCACACCTAATGAAAACGCTTTAGTTGGCTTACAAAAACTAGCTGCAGCTAACTCAAACGTTGCCACAAAGCACATACTTCAATCAGCGTTATATTTAACAGTTAAAACATGTGAGAATATAGTATGCAGAATAAATGACTCTTTAGAGTTTGATCTAACAGCAGATGCTTTGAGATCTTCAATAAGCTCATACAATGTTGGAACTTTACAAGACTTAAAAGATTTACATTTGTATGATTTTGGTGTATACCTGTCATTAGTTCCTGATGAAGCTGAAAAAGCAATGTTAGAACAAAATATTCAAATGGCTTTACAGCAACAGAGTATAACTTTAGAAGATGCTATAGACGTTAGAGAAATACATAACTTAAAACTAGCTAATCAACTATTAAAAGTTAGAAGAAAGAAAAAGGCTGAGCAAGATCAAATGCAGCAACAAGCTATGGTTCAAATGCAAGCTACAGCAAACGCTGAATCTGCAGAAAGAGCCTCTGCAGCTGAAATGCAAAAACAACAAGCTTTAGCCGAAACAACACTTCAGATAGAACAAGGCAAATCGCAGTTTGAAATACAAAGAATGTTAAAAGAGAGTGAAATTAAACAGCAGTTAGCAGATGTTCAGTTTCAATATGACATGCAGTTAGCTCAATTACGCGCTAACACCGAGGTCACTAAAGAAACAATGAGAGGTGATAGAGATAAACAAAAAGAACAAGAAATAGAAAATAGAAAAGATACAAGAGCTAAAATAGTTGGTTCTCAACAATCAGCTATGATTACACAAAGAGAAAATAATGACATGCCAATAGACTTTGAAGCCGATAGTAACAATACTATGGATTTAATGGGTTCTATGATGGGATCATAGTCGTTAATTATTAATTATTATATTATATTATGTCACAAAAAGAAAAACCAGTAGTTGACCCTACAGTTGAGGGTCTTAAAGTAAAGAAAAAACCAGGTAGGCCTAGAAAACTAGTAGAAAAAACTAATATTACAAAATTAGATTTAACTAAAAAAGAAGAACCTAAAAAAGAAGAAGATGCCGTTCAAGTCAGAGAAACAAAAGAAGTACCTATGGGCGAATCACCCAAAGATAGCCAAGAAATGGACAAAGATATACGGGTCGAGTCCAGTAAAGATGATATTAAAGAAGAAGAAATAAAATCTCCTATAAGTCAAATTGAAAAAACAGAAAAATCTGTTGAAGAAGAAATTAAAAAACCAATAATAGAAGATGTTAAAGTAAATCTACCTGAAAATGTAGAAAAG